ATGGAGTTATCGAACGTACCTGATCCCGATCAGGTAGACAGCGGAGTCGCAGGCAACCAGCAACCTGGTTCTCTTGACGACATCGCTCCCACCCCGCCCCCGTTGGAGGGTGAGTTACTTCCTCGGACAGTCATTCGACTGATCGAAGGGAGTCCAGATCACTATGGCGGAGACCAGCTCGGTCCAGTGATTTCCGCCATCATCAACGATGCTCAATACGACAAAGAACAAGCACGCGGACAGGTCACCGCCATCCAAGCCCGCCTAGACGCAGCCAATGCAGAGCTCGTTGAACAGCGCTTGATTAATGCCCGACTTGAGGAACAGCTGAAAAGCACTGAGGGACAGCTTAAGAGCGGGTTTTATCGAAACATATTCGAGAAATTCTTAACCTTTTGCAGCCCTGTGGCCTTCTCTGTCGCAATTGAATTGTTCAGATTGAAATCCGATTTGTGGTGGGCACTGGCGGCCCTAGGCATAGGGCTTCTCGCGGTCAACTTCTTGCCAGCCAAGGGGAAAAGCTCATGATTCAACCTATCGATACGCTCAGAATAATGGATGTCCAAAATCATGGAGTCGCCAACCAAGAGCGCATAGCAATTTTCGTCCAGAAGATGTGTGACCTCGCGGAGTACTGCTTGATTCTGACGTTGCCAACGCCAGAAGGCGGGGCAGTACCGGTCAAGGATCACATGCTTTGGTTCGGGCAAGGGGTAGTGAATCCTGGTGACTGGATTTTTGTGTATACGGCAGCGGGATCGACCACCATCTTGCCAAACCTTACTAATCAACCTCTCCCTGGATTCCCCCCTCTGCGGTACATAAATATGCATTGGGGCAAGGATCATACCGTTTTCCAAAACCGAGCCTTAAGCCCAATGCTGATCCGAATTGGTGGAACAGGCACGTTGCTGCCTCCTGCCCCGACGTACCAGGGCAACGTGAATAGCGCAGCGCAACCCAGACTCTTCTGAGTAGCGGGCGACCGTAAAGATAACTGTCGATGTGTGAAGGGTCGGTTTTTTCGAGCTGATGATGTGAATGCACGCGTAGCGAGCCGCCCCTCCGCACGTAGAAAAGCAAAATTTAGGTTGACCCCTAAAAAGCTTGTCAGATTTGTCAGATTGTTCTTCTTACCTATGTCTAACCCTTATATCTCAAGGCTTACAGCGTTTTGATGTAGTGTCAGAAAGGTGTCAACGGACTGTCAGAACCTGACAAAACCACACTGTCAGATTTAATCATTTCAAGTGATTGATTTATAAGGTTTTTTTATTGTGCATGTCAGATCTGCATCGTTTTTGACACTGCGTTGTCAGATCGAAAACCCAGTAAATACGCGGCCTCCAACCGATTTCCTGACAGATATCCATGTTCTGACAGGCTTTTGGGGGTCAGCCTGAAAAACCTTTCATGGGGCACCCCGGAGCTATCCTTCAAAATGCCCCACGAAGCGAATTGATCGAGATGAGAAAATGCGCAAAGCAGCCACCCAAGCAGCCCTCCCGAAAATTGAACTGATCCAGAATGGTGAGGCCTGGGAGGTGCACTGGGACTACCAGGAAGCACCGGAAAGCGCGGTACTGTTCAAGCGCCGCGAGTACCTGGATGGCTACATACATGGCAGCCTGGACGGAATCGGCATCCACCCGAAGAACGTCTCCTGTGCCAGTGCGCGTACCGGTACCGTGAAACGCCTTACCGAAGACCAGGCGGTGAGGTTCAAAGACCGCCTCGAGCACATCCTGATCCCCGTGGTGGCCAAAGAATTTGAGCGCTTGAAGAACCTGGGCGACCTTCCACACATGTGGCTGGCGACCGGTACCGAGGAGTGAAACGCTCTGCAATGCCGGTGAATCGCTGAGCCCCCACCCGCCGGGGGTTCCAGCCGGATCGGCGCCCTGCTCCTGGTGCGCTGTGCGCGCACGAAAATGACGGCGTCCAAAAATGAAAAACCCGGAAACCGGGTATTTTTTCGCCAGTCCCTCACGGAATTCGCGGGCTCTAGCCATGGGCGCCCTGTCCCGCCACAGCGGCCAGTCAGCCGCACGGCGTTGCACAACCTTTCATTTTCTTTCACAGCGTGCAATTGCCACCGGCCTGCGCGCGCCCAGTTACGGCGCGGTCTGCAGCTTGGTTTGCACCACCCGGCCGGTTTGCACGATTTCACGACGAAAAGCGCGTCGGCGGGAGGGGGATAAGTGATTTTTCCTCCCGATTTTTTTTCCCGTCCCAGTTTTTGGATATCCTGCATGCTCAAGTATCTTTGCCGGGGAAGGCACCATGAGAGACCTAGGGAATGCAGGGGAAGATCAGGTAAAGGCGTGGTGCGCGCTATCTGGTATCACTGCCAACAAGGCGGTCATAGATCGGTACGGCTGGGATCTTCTTTTTGAAATGCCCAGCGGCTTTGGCTTAGCTACTGCTTCCGGGCTGCATCAGTCCGCTTACGAATGCAAAGTCCAAGTTAAAACGACCGATGGCGGTCCCAAAGGTCTCTCAATTGAGTTGTCGAATTTGCACGCTATGGCTACGACAACCTTTCCGTCGTTTTACTTGCTTGTGGACTATGATGGCGGCGACGTACCCAAGTCTGCTCATCTTGTCCACATTGATGAATCTCTCTGCTCAAGGATCTTAGAGCGCATTCGAAGAGAGACGGCAGAAGACAATAATGTCAAGCTTAACAAAAAGACTATGAGCTTGGATTTTGCCAGCGCACCTAGACTTCAGTCGCTAAATGGCGAGGGATTGAAGCAAGCAATAGTTGAGTGCATCGGTGCTTCGCAATCTGTTTATGTAGCAAATAAACAGCAGCATCTTGCTTCAGCCGGGTATGGCGAAGGCGCTCTCAGCGTGAGCTTCACTGTTGATGAAGAAGACATCAAGCGTTTCGTCGACATGGCCATAGGCGACGAATCAAGATTAGAAGTTAAAGACTTCAGGTCATTTGAAACTAGATTTGGGATTCGAGACAACGCCCCCCTAATTCAGAGTGAAACAGCACTCATATCAATAGAAGATGCTGGCCCGAAAGAACTGGGGAGCATGGTTTTTAGAAATCCAAAAGATGGGACAAAAGTGGAGTGGGAGGCGGATGTATATCGTGCAGCAATGGGGGAATGGGTTCCTGCAGAACACCGAAAAATGAGGATGCGCGCGCCTCGCTTCACCATCGACATCAGACCGGACGGGAAAGAAATTACATTTTGGTTTCACAAGCGGGATAAAGACCAGTCCACCGTGAAGGACCTGATAAAGCACTATCAGCTTCTGACAATGCTGCAGGAGCCAGAAGGCGCAAAGTTGTCGTTATTTGCTCGGCAGCGAGAGCTTAATGCGACAATGAGCATTCATCGCTTCAAATGCGATTACACCGGAGCTCTAAAATCCATCAAGGATGTACAGCGACTTCAAGGCGAGTTTGGTTATCATGATGATTTGAATATATCTCCTAACGAGCTTGGTGAGAAACAAGTGGCCATTGCTGGAGTTTTGATGCTGAGCAGTGACGAAAATTCCGGTGAGGACCTTCGCTCATCTTCCATTGCATCAACGAAAAATGATGGTGTTCGGTTTGTTGAAAACATAATTCCTGGCTACGTCCAGCTTGGCGAAATACACTTCCTGTCTTTGATATTAGTGAAGGGTGAGCTTGTTCAATCAGGTGCTGATTATGAGTTGATTGCATCAAGTAGGCGCCTAATTTATAGGACTTACGGCAGGGATGACGTGCATGGTTTGAAAATGATGGTAGACGAAATTCAGGCGTGCGTGAGCAACCATCATTCAGGGGGTATTGATACAGATTTAATAGAGGAGTTTATGGATTATCTTCGCGACTTGATAAGGCAAAAAGAGCTGGGCAAGTAAGATATATCCTCCAAAGGTCAAAATCTGTGAAAAGCCTGAGAAGCACCACACACGGGCTTCTCAGGCACGGCTTACAGGATGAGCGACTTACCATCAGGTAGGACGTAGCAGAAGGTTTCCATGCCATTTCTCCGCATGGTCACGATCGAGTCATAGCCGTTGGCTGAAATGCCGGCCGATCGCCATGATAGGCCGGCTCGGTATCGGTACCCATTCCCGGCGGCGAATAGCGCGCCTCCAGGATTAAGCACTGCTCCCAAGTACCATTTGCCGGTTGCGGCTCCGCGCACCAGGAACTCGCTATCGATGCAGTAAGATCCATCGCCGGCGCCGTAGTCCTTATCCATCCACAGAGCCATCTGCCCGTTGATTGGATGTTGCAGCACTACACCCCATGCGTTAGGGGCCTGGGCTTTCGTGCCCGAGCCTAGATTGTCGGCCGGGACGAACTCTGTCCGTTGGGTGTCAACGCCATCTAGTACAAGCTGGGTACCCTGGAAGCCGTTGCTAATGAGTTGCAAACCGTAATCTCTGCGCACCAAAACATCCTCGAGTGCGGTGAACGCTGCCACTACCTCCACGCAGCCCGGGACGATGCCTATGCTAAAGGCTTGGCGTCCGACTTCTCGTCCCGATACTTTGGTGTTGTAAGCCTGCAGATGGTTGATGATCTGCATGGTGATGAGCTGTGCCCTACCGCTGCCCTGCGATACAGGCACTCCGTCTGCCAAGATCTGCCAGAGCTTGTTGGTGGCCGTTGGGGCTCCGCCCGATCCACCATCAGAACCATGAGCCCCACCAGTGAATGCTACCGGCCCGCCATCGCCATTTTTCGCGGCCATCAATTGCATGGGTGGCAACCAGTCACTATTGGACGTGCTCATGTTCTGCCAGACAGCGTCGGCCAGGGATCCACCAGGTGCGGACTCTACCGTCCGAATGTTAGGGATCTGATTGATACCGTTCAGCGTCCAGGTCAGACGGTAGCATCTGTTCTCGCTTGCCCAAGCCATGATGAATTCGCGTGCAGCAGTCATAACCCACTCAATAGGCCGGTCATCGCCAGTGTGTGAGGTCGAACGCACGCGATAGCGGCTCGGGTCGATGATGTAGCTGTAGCCCGGATGGAAATCGGCATTCGCCGCCACGTATGTGCCGTAGGCCGGCAGAGCATCGGTATCCAGGGTGATCTTGATTTCCAACCCCAGTACGACCGAGCTGACCAAGTTGATAGTCTGGATGCCGCCGCGTGGGAGTACCGGTGTCGCTGCATCGGTGAAGTTGATGACTGTCAGCAGCGGGTTGGCCTGGGTTTCGTAGTTGGCCGCGTCGATCTCTTCGATGATCCAGCCGTCATCCGGCCCGGCCAGCAGCTGGGTACCGTTCTTGAAGTAGCCAACGCGGTAGTACTTGCCCGGGCGTGCCCCGTTCACCTCGATGTCCAGGAGCACATTCATGAGCGTGGTGGGCGCCGAGCTGGACTTTCCGCCCCGCACCTTTGCCCGCAATGGCAGCACTCGCCCTTTGTTGATGGCCAGCATGTCGCCCAGACCCGAGATGGCCACGTAACAAGCCGGGTCGATGATCCAGGAGAAAGGCCCGCTCGATGCGCTGTTCAGTGCGTTCATCGGCGTGCCAGCGGCGCTCAGTTCAGCAGCGTCGATGGTGATGATGAATTTCAGCCCGGGACGCTGCTTGGGGGTCATGGTGAAGGACTGGACGCCGCCTGTGCGTACGATCGGCGCCGGCGCGTCGGTGAAGCTATGAATGTTGGTGGCCGTGCCGGTTGCAGCGTAGGTCGCCGCGTCGAACTCCTCGATGACGACGCCATGAGCTGAAACCCCGTTTATGGTCGCCTCGTTCTGGAGGTAGCCAACCCGGAAGAATTTACCCTCCAGCAGCGAGGCTTCGCCAACCACCTGGATATCCAGGAACAGCTTGTTCCACTGCACGTTTGCCGGAGAAAGTACTTGGCCACGGGTCATGGCGCGCAGCGGATAGGCCTTGCTCTTGTTGATCGTTCGGGTGTCGGCAGCACCGCTTGGCAGACTGGTCTGCTCGGAGGCCGCGCCGGCAACTTTGCGGTAAAGGGTCACGGCAGATGCGCCCGAAGTGCTCGGGACGCTGAAATACCCACCTTCTTCGGTGTCGCGAAGGCCGTCGGCAATGGTCGGCTTGAGGTTTTTGGAGGCCTCGGTAAGCAGACTGGCCAGCTCTGCGCGCTCAGCTGATCGCTGGGCCTGCAGCAGCGTGTCGGTCACATCGTTGAACTGCACGCGAATCCGGCGATCACGCTCGCCCTGCTTCACACGCAGGTCATACAGGCCATTGGGCGCCGCGATCTGGATCAGGCCGTCATTGGCTGCCGTGAACGGATTGGTCACCGGCACGCCGCCGGCGTTGACCACCCCCGGGGCTTGGGTTTCAGTGCCGCGCAGGTAGACGTAGCAGTCAGCACCGGGCAGAACGTGCCCTTCATCGTCTTGAGCGAAAAAGTTTTTCAGTTCCATGTCATTTTCCGGTGATGGGCTTCAGTTGCCCATTGAGTAGGAGGCTTTCGGTGCTGTGAGCGGTGAAGGCTGCGGCGTTATCGGGCACTGGGCTTGGGCCATGCTTGTGGGCGGCGATCTCGGTGTTCATCTGCATGACCAGGTCGATCAGGTCGCACAGGATCTGCAGGACGTTCACCGACTCGGAGCCAAGCCAAGTGGTTTGGGCGATGCTTTTCCGGGCACCCAGGACGCGCTCCAGGAGCATGCCGCCCACGGCCAAGTTCATCTTCTGGGCGACCACCTGGTTCAAGTCCCTGCCCGTGGCCAGGTTGAGATCGTCCACCGACGCCAGGTTGGCCGCGCCGGCGGATAGCAGCTTGAGCGCGCCCAGCGCCTCGATCGTCTTGATGCCGCCCACAGACTCGGTGGAATGGTCATCCACGGTGCGGCTGTCACTCTGGTAGCGCTCGGCATTGGTCAGGCTTTCAACCTGGCGATCGGTCGACTTGTCGGTGATCCCACCGTCGGTCTGCCGCATCCAGCTGCCGTCGGCCGTGACACGCTGCTGCGCGGCCTCGCTGTGTTGCCACACCTGGTCACCTTTGGGCAGGCGCGGCAGGGACAGGCCGTGCGGGAGGATGCAATGGATGAAGGGCTTGTGTGGCAGGCCCTGGGTGAAGCCGACGACCACGGTCGTGCCTTCTTCGGGGAAGCTGAAAAAGCCCATTTCATCGCCACCCGTGGGCACTGGCAGCGGTACGCCGGCCAGTGTCGGCATCGCGGTGTCAGGCTCGCCGGTCTCGTCCAGGACCTGCAGGTCGACCGCGAAGCGCGGCCGGAAGTCGTCGCAGATGCTCGCGCCGGCGGGAGCATCGGCCACCCCGACAACCCGGGCCATGCGCGGCAGGTGGTAGCCGCCGCTAAGCTCCGGGAACATGCGTTCTACACAGCGACGGATTGCGTCTTCCATTTGATCGCCATTTCGGTACCGACGAGGGCCACAGAGGTAACGCGCTCGCCTTGGTTGATGGTTGCACCCGGGCGCAAGCCAGGCAGTGCCGCGATCACGGCGCTCTGGTTGCCCTGGTAGTTGTTGAACAGCTCGACCGGCAGCTGCAGCGCCGAGCGCTCGCCGAAAAAGCTGTGCTGCCAGCTGCCCGCGAACACTTCGCCGTCGCCCTGCTGCTGCCAGATGAAGTCGGGGATGCTGAAAACCCGGGCCAAGCTGTCCATGGCCTGGAATCCCGAGGCCAGGCTGTAGAAGAACGGCGCCTTAACTGCCGCGTAGGCCTGTTCCGGCACACGGAAGCGCAAGCCTGTTTGGTCGCTGATTGCGGCCAGCACGGTGCGCAGGTCGGCGTGACGTAGGTTCAGCGGCAGCGGCTTGGCCAGGATCGCGGCCAACTCCCGGCAGTACAGGACCTGCTCCACCTGGTTGACCGAGGTGGACCGCTCCACATACCCGATGAAGTGGCGCTGCAGCGGCGCCGCGTTGTAGCCGATATCGAGCGTGACCAACCCCGACACAGGCGCGGTGGTTTTGATGGTGAACTGGGCGCGGCCGGGGGTGCCCAGCTCCAGGCGCACATCATGTTTGACCAGGTCGTGCTCGATGCCCGCGATACGCAGGACGCTGTGGAACTTCACGCTTTGCTCCCCAACCAGTCATCCAGCTTTTTCAGAGTGGTTTCGAAGCCGGTCAGGCCTTGTCCGGTACCGCTGCCATCGGCACCACCGGCGCCGCTGGTGGTACCGCTGACGCCTTGCCCCGGTGCACTCTGAGTCGTTACGGCGTTGCCGGCCCTGCGCTTTTCCACACGCTCGGGGTTCGACAGCTTTTCAGTCAGTCCGAACTGGATTCGCCAGCCGCGCAGCGTGTCGTCTTCCCGGGCACTGACGCCATCGGTGAACTGCACCTGACGCATGCCCATGGCTGTGGCCGTGTCGTTGACGATGCGGTAGGTCTTGAGCTGGCCACCGCTTTCCGTGGCCTCGGCCAGTCGCATGAGCGAGCGCAGGTACTCCGCGTCGACGAAAGGGATCAGCAGCGTGACGGTCAACGTTTTGGGCTTGAAGCCCTTGTGCGCCGTATCGGTGTTGCTGGTCTGCCCCGACATATCGCCGCTGTCGATCCGCATATCCGCGGTGACCTTCATGCTGTGGCCTTGGATCTTCTGGCCGTCCAGAAGTAACGTCATAGGCCCACCAGCTCGCGTACGAAGCTCAGCCCAGGCAGCGAGCCCACCAGCATGGCGCCGGCGGAAATTGGCCATTCGTGACCTGGTGCGGTACCCGCCAGCAGCTGGCGGCGCAGTTCGACCGCATTGCCGGGACCGATCAGCCGGGCCGTCATGGTGGTGTCTGCCGTGGCACCGTCAAACTGGGCCTTGAGGTCATCGAGCTGCTTGGCCATGGCGGCGCTGCGCTCAGCCTTGCGGGTGGCCAGCGCCTGCAGGTCTGCCATGGGCGAACTGGCCGCAAAGCTCTCCAGCGCGGCCAGCTGGCCCGCCATGGCCTGGCTAGCGGCCTTGGTGATGGTGGAACGCTCCAGGGGCAGCTCGCCCCAACGCGGCAACGCGCCGGCGCTCGGCAGTTCCCATTTCACGGCCTCCAGCTCAAACAGCCGGACGGCGCGGTTCTGCGCACGCTGCAGGTCTGGCAACGGCAGCACGGCGTTGAAGCGCCCCAAGGTCGAGGCAAAGTGGTCGTAACGGGTGCCCAGGAACATCACCACCAGTGCGTATTGTTCGCCGCCGGGGCTGTTCTGGTCGGTGACATCGCCCAGCTTGCTGCCCAGGTGGTTGAGCATGTTCGGCGCCGACAGGTAGCGCTGCAGGCCACGGCCTTGGCCAACGCCACTTTGGAAAGGCGTCACCACCAGGCACTTGGGTACCTCGCCCAGGGCGGATGCCAGGCCTTCGCGACCTGCGGCCACTGCTGCTGCCGCCATCCCGCCAACCGGGTTAGGCGAGGTAGTAACCATGTCCTGGAGCGCAGCCAGGCGCGTGCCGGTGCTCGCCAGCTCGCTCGCGGCCAGGTCCTTGGCTGCATCCAAGTCGGACAGCCAACTGGTCGAGTTGCTGGGCCAGCGCATGGTAACGGCGTTCCAGGTCATTGCGCGTCAGCCTCCCAAGCCACCGCCCCGAGGGCTGCGAGATCCTTGGCCTCGCGTGCCTGTTGCAGACGCTCCTTGAACACGTAAGAGCGCTGCAGGCGTTGCAGCTTGAACAAGGTGAACTCGTCGGCCACTTGGCGCAGCTGCGCGGCGGTGTGGGTGCGGAAGGCCTTTACCCCGGCCGCGTCCGTGCAGGGATAGTCCACATCAGTAGCCAGGGCGGCGGCGCCGATCAGGTTCTGCTGATCGTCCAGGGCGCTGCTGTAGCACTGCCGGTCGCCAAGGGCTTGGGACCAGAACCCGCCAGTGATCTCTCGGGTGCAGGCGCTGTCGATCGCTGCAACCTGCGCCTGATACAGCTGTTCCACCGCCGCCGGCACGTCATCGATCCAGTCGCCGTCTTTCCAGATCTGACCTGGTCCTGGTGGCTCGAGGGTGAAGCCCGCCGGCAACTGGCCGTGCCGATCAATCGCCACTGGCTCGCGGGTCTGGGTGTTGTAGGCGGTCAGCCCCAGGTAGGAGTCGATAAGCTGCCAGCGCTGGCCATCCCAGTGGGCGGCCTTGTGCTCAGGGATCGCCGGCGGGGCCAGCTCGACGCAGCCGCCAGGGATCAGCCAGACGCCCTCCTCAAGTGGTGACGGGTCAGCGATCGCCTCCCCGACGAAGATGCCCAGGTGATCGGTCTGGAACACGATCTTGGTCTGCATGGCGTGGCCCTTAGTATTTGACGTAGACCGGGAAAGCGATGTTCAGCGGGCGCGTTTCGGTGCCCCCGGTCGCGTTCACGGTGATGGTGTGGATGTGGTCGGGGACGGGGGCCACGGTGATGGGGTGGGTGTGGCTGCCCGCGCTGCTGGTGGTCGAGTAACCGTTGATGCCGGTTGTCAGGTCGTCACCCGAGGTCAGCACCTCGCCTGTAGTGACCTGGCCAAGCACCTGACCCTCTTTGACCTGGTGCGTGTGGTCACCGGCGGCGGAGCTGGTAGCGGTAGGCGTGTGGGCGCCGGCGGCGGCCGATGTCGCGGGGTGGTTGTGCGACTTGTAGTCATCGGTCTGCAGGCTGCCCCGGGTTCGGCTCGGGTCGAGGCCTTTGCCATCGTCCAGGGCGCGCAGGAAGCGGCCACGCACATCCTGGACGTTGAAGGTAGTTACCCCGTCGCCGGCACCGTAGCGGGTGCCGATCTTGGCAAACAGCCGGGCGAACACGGTGCGCGACACGGCGGCGCCATTGGCCCGCAGCCACCCGTCTGGCGGCGTGTCCTGGTCAAACATGGCCAGCATGCCGACCAGGTTGCCCTCGATCTGCTCGCGGGCAGCCTGGAGCGCTTTGGTGGTGGCCAAAATCTCGCTGCTGACGTCGCTCGGGTTGTCCGTTTTGGCATTGGGCAGGTTGCCCAGATCCACGTCTTCCTTGGTCGTGGCCCGGGCGCGCAGGAATTCGTAGTCTCCTTTCCGGGCTGCCAGGTGCTCGATCACGGATGTGGCAATCGGCTCTGACTTGCGCAGGTCGGTGATAGCCCCCGAGGTCGCTACGCTGGCCAGCTCGATCAGGTAGTGCTCGGTGCCGTCGGCGTCCTGGTAGTCAGCTTTGCTGCTGCCGAAGGCGACGGTCCATTGCGCGCCGACGTCGTTGCCCTGACGGCGCAGTGCCACGTCTAGCCAGGCCTTGGCTGGCAGTGCCGGCAGTTGAACCTGGACAGGCTCACTGAGTGCCAGGCGCACCCCTTCGATGTACGCCACCCCCGCTTTGACCTGGTACAAGCCGAAGCTCTGCTCCAGCTGCAGGCCGCTGTCCAGGAAGCAGACTCGCCCGTAGATGTCGCGGTTGCTCAGCTTCTCGCGGCGATCGATACCGGCCAGGCGCACGCTGAAGTCGTGCTGCCAGGTGCTCGCGTCCACGGTAATGCCAGTGATCTGCTGGGCCCCGTCGTACTCCACCAGGAAGTTGCGGGTGATGTTGTTGCCGATCTGCAGCGGCGGGATGTTCTTGCGCTTCTGCTGCAGCGGCACATAGGCCACGGCCAGCAGGATGTTCTCCTCGGTCTCCAGGCCGATCCAGTTGAAGTCCCAGTCGCCCACGCTGGAATCGACCATGACGCTGTAAATCACCTGGTTCGGGTTGACATAACCCGCCCGATCCACTGCCACGGTGTAGACCTGTTGGCTCACCGGCGGCTTGCCGGCGCCACGGTTTACCGGGGCGTTGGGGTTCAGGTTCGGCACGTTGGCAAAGATGAAGCGCACAACGTTCAGGACCTGCTTTGCAGCCTGTTTCTGAGCGATCAGCGCCTGGCCAGCGAGGGTAATGCTTGCTCCCATGGGGTCTCCTAGGTGTTCTCGGTGGTCACGACGGCCAGTTCGTTGATAACGACCAGGCGATCGGCGGTGTCGTCCAGGACGGCAACCAGGGTTTCCTGGTCGTCATGGAAGTGGGCGATGCGCATGCCCAGGGTTACCGGGGTGATGGTCGTGAACTCGTAGCGCCGGCAGGTGCGGCCGTACTGCTGAATCAGCACGCGCAGCAGCACGGGGTTTGAGCTCAGCTGGGTGTCCGAAAGGTTCAGGCGGATAACGTCCCAGTCCACCCCGTCGATGCGCTCCTCGATCTCGAGGTAGCCAACGCCCAGGCGCTGGAAGATCCGAACGGTGCCGGCCACGCTCCCCGCATCCACGGCGTTGATGAAGGCGTACTTCACCCGCAGGCGGTACAGGCTCTCCGGTTCGCCCTGGAAGCGCTGAATGTCACGCTGCCAAGCCAGCAGATCGAGGACGGACAGGTGGCAGGTTTCCGCGTCCAGCTGCAGCAGCGGCCAGGTCAGCCACTGTTCCACCTTTGTCCACCAGGACTGGGCCGCATCGCGCAACTTGGAAAGCTCGACGCCTTCCAGCCAGAACGGGAGCTTGAGCTTATTCACCAAGCACCACCTGGACGCCATCGAGGCGCGGGATGTTCAGCTGGGAAATGATGTCGGTGTTATCGAAGTCCAGGGACTCGATACCCGAGAACTGCTCGTGCAGTTCCTCGCCCAATCGGCTGAATGAAAACCGCGATTGTGGATAAGTTCGGGTGGGCTGGAAGTCGCTGTCCGTGCTTTCCCGGAACGCTGCGCGGATGAACAGCTCGATGTCGGTCAGCAGCTGGTCCTGCCGCTCGGCACCCACCAGGGCTGTCAGCCACACCGTTACCCGGACGATGTGCTGGGTTGCCGGCATTTCGGCCACCAGCAAGTCATCGCCATGGCCATGGTTGCCCTGGTCACGGATATGGCTGTTGATCGACTCCAGGTAGCTGTCTGCCGGCGAACCTGCCTGGAACAAAACGAAGGCATTGGCGCTGCCCGGGCCACGGGGCGCGTTGTGTTCGAAGTACACACCGTCGGGCTCGACGCCCGGGAACGCGGCAATCATGGCCCGATACACGGCGTCGGTGTGCCATTGGTTGACGGCGCTGAACTGATTGCGTGTGCGCAGGCGCAGGTCGTCGTCGTGCTCCTGGTCTGCCCCGGGCTGGCTCAGCCAGCCATCGGCGTTCACCACCTGGATCACACCAGGGATCGGCTCGGGCAGGATCGAGTAATAACCAGGTGCAAGGTTGTAGCCGCTCCCGGCCTCGGTGGCCTCGACCGGCACCAGGACTTGGGCATCACCGTCGATAAACTGGGTCGCGGCAGTGGTGATCAGCACATAGACGTTGCCGTTGATGGCTACCGATTGCACGCGCACACCGGCGGGGATCTCCAAGGTGCCGGCAACCCCGCTGCGGGTGAACAGCAGTTGGCCTTGGGCCTTGGTGGAAGGCTTGCGGGTGACGTTGACCGCCCAGGCCAGCATGTCCAGCCAGCTGCCAGTGGCGGTCTTGACGAAGAAGTTCGGCAGCACGGTGGCCACGATGAACTCGATCAGCCACATAACAGGCTTGGTCACCAGAGCGGTGACCAGCCGCCAGAACGGCGACCAGGCGCTGGTGTTGCTGAGCTTGCTGCCCTGGGCGGCAACCTCTTTCTCCCAGGCTGCGCGCAGGCCCGCTTCGGTCGTAGGGACGCCGGCGTCCTGCAGGGCTTTCTTGAAGTCCACGTCACTCACAGCACTACCTCAGTCTTTCCAAATGCCACGGTGGTGGCCTTGAGCAGGTACTGGCCGCTGCCGGTTTCGATGATTTCCACGGTGCCGGGCACCAGGCGCTCGTCTTCCTCCACCAGCAGCTCCAGCTGCTTGATGCAGTCGGTACGGCGGAAGCGGTCGCGCTCGGCCATCAGCGTCACCAGCAGACCGCTGTCGCGGATCATGTGGCCGATGTCCTGGGCGATGCTGGCCCGGTCCTCGACCAGCAGCGGCTGGTTCGAGGGGTCAAGGGTCAGGTCGTTGTCGGTGATCAACAGATCGATATAAATGCCCATCAGCCCACCGCCATGCTCATCGTGTTTTCGATCTCCAGCGGGCTGATTTCCTTGCTGGTCGTGATGTTCATGTTCTCAACGTGCAGCTTCTTGCTCTGATCGCTGTTGCTGGTGGTGGTGTTCTGGATCGAACGCAGTAGCCCACCCGGCGGCACTGCCGTGGGCCCTTTCGGGCTGATGCTCACCCCTGACTGGTTCAGGTTCTGCCGGGCCTGCTCTGCCTGAACGTCCGGAATCTGCGGCAGCTTCGGCAAGTCGGCGAACACCGTGTCGATCTCGACGCCCGGGATCTTGTTGAGCATCCCGATCAGGCTGTTGATGGAGTCCTTGAAGATGGACACGATCCCGTTCCAGGCGGTGCTGGCCATGCCGCTCCAGCCGCCGATCGAGCCGAACCAGTTGGAAAGGCTCTGCAACTGGGCGCTGATCCACTGGAAGGCTGCGGTGTTCATGAGTGCACCGGTCCACTGATCCCAGTAGACGATCGCCGCTGCCACCGCCACGCCCAGGGCGATGATGCCGGCGACGACCAGCAGGACGGGGTTGGCCAGCATTGCGGCGTTGACCAGCCAGATGGCGCCCTGCCACAGCAACATGCCGCCACGGACCAGACCCATCCAGGTGTACATGATCACCAGGCCCGCCACGAAGCCGGTGACCATCACCGTGTGGTAAAGGAACATGGCGATCGAGCGGTATCCGGTCCAGGTCAGGATATTCCAGACCACGACCATGCCCAGCCAGACCATCCGGCCCATGCCGACGATCAGGGTTAGCGCTGACATCGCGGTGATGATGCCGAGCACGGCCAGCGTGGCGATGCCGAGCGCCTTGGTGATGTTCGGGAATAGCTGGGTCCAGCGGGTCAACGTCTGGCCGATGCCGACCAGCTTGTTCATGAGCGGGGTCAGCATCGGGATCAGCGCCTGGCCGAATGCAATACGCAGGGCCTGGACCGCTTCCCCGAACTGCTCCCACGGGTCGACCATGGCCTGCGCCATTTTCTCGGCGTTCTCCAGCCCTCGCACCTTGCCCAGCTCAGCGATGCCGTTGCGCAGCCGGTCGGTGTCCATGGCCAGCGCGCCGATCACCTGGGCGCCTTCGCCGCCAAATGCCTCGACCAGCTTGGCATTGCCTGCTGCGCTCTTGAGATCGCCGAACTTGCCTTGCAGTTTGCCGAGGATGTCCAACATCGGCAGAACCTTGCCGTTGGCGTCGGTGAATTGCATGCCCAGCTTTTCCGAGGCGTTGCCGATGTTTTCAAAGAACGCCTTGTAGCGACCGCCGGCGTCGCCGCCTTCCATGGTGCTGCTGAGCGTGCCGATCACCGCCATTTGCTCGGCAAAGCTGACTCCCGAGGCCGTTGCGATCGCGCCCGCTTCCTTGAAGGCATCCTTCAGTTGCGCACCGTCCGTGCGGAACATCTTCACGGCCAGGGCCGTCTGGCTGGTCAGCTGCTCAACCCATTGCACCCGCCCGACCCTGTCGGCTTCGGTCTTGAACAGGTTGTACATGCTGCCCAGGTACTGGCTGGTCGTTTCAGTGTCGGCCTTGGTGGCCTTGGCCAGCACGCTGCTGGCATTGGTGACGGTGGCCAGCTGGTTGCCGACCAACCCTTGGATGGCGCCCTCAATGGATCGGGCCGAGGCAACGAAGTCCACGGCGCTGGCCCCGTATTGAACGGAGAACTCCAGCGCCTTGGCATTGAGCGAAGACAGCGCGTCCTCGGCAGTGCCCATCGCCCTGACATCGCCCAGCGCCCCGTTCAACTCCCGCGCCGGATCCAGCAGCGCGGTGATGCCCTCGAACGACTCCCGCATGCCAACGAAGCCGGCGCCCATGCGCACGATGTTCGCAGCGCCGGCGTCGGCCAGGTCGGTGATGGTGTTCTTGATCTTGCTCGCTGGGCCGGTGACCTTGTCGGTCAGGCTCAGGATGAAGGCCAAGCGGGCAGATTGATCAGCCATGCGGTCATCCGTTCAGTGCGTGGGCAATGCCATTGGCGACGGCGATTTCGTTCCGTCGCCAATACTCGTCTTCCAGCCATTTCGCGGTACCAAGGTTCTCGATCGAAGGCTCGGTACCGGGAAGCCAGCGCTGATGCAGGGCACAGAGCTGGCCGAAGCTGTTCTCCGTCAGGCCGTCAGCGTGCTCGAGGACTTTTTTACGATCACGCCCAGGTCAGGGGCGTATTCCTCGACCAGGGCGCTGGCCAGGGTCATGGTGTAAACCGGGTTCACCAGGAACGGCTTGAGGGACGCCTTCTGTTCCTGCTTGACGGTGCTCATCAGCAGGTTGTGGGCCGGTGCCACCTTGTTGGCCTGGGTGGTGCCGTTGAAGTACTTGGTGATGTCCTGGGGGGTCAGGGTGAAGTCGAACTCTTGCTCTTTGACTTCCAGGGTGATGGTGCGGTTGGCTTCGGTCATGGTGCGGTTCCAGTGGTAGTGGTTGGTTTGGGGCAGACGGTGTCGATGTGGTCCTGCAGCCCCAGGATCATTTGCTCGCTGAGGGCGAGCTGATCGAGGAGGGTGAAATAATCCGGTCGAGCGTTTGGCGCGAGTTCGGCGGTGGTTCCATCAGCCATGCCGGCGGCGCCGGAACTGGCGGGCACTGAGGCGACGGGGCAGATGGCTTGGACGAACAGCCGCTGATCGCCAGAACCGACAGAAAGGCGAAGATCCTCGTTTTTCTTGCGTGCATTCCTCAGCTCCTGAGTGTGTTTGGCGTCATTAGCTGCAGCAGTGGCCAGGCGCGCAGCGGTTATCGTTGCTGCGATGCGCAGGCCGTACGCTTCTTCAAGCGCTGCATCGCGCTCAGCCCGCACCGTTACCAGTTGGTCCTTGTATTCCCAGACAGCCCAGGACAGCACCGCCATCAGCAACAGGGTCAGAACTGAACGCACGGAGTCGAAGGTCATTGCAGGCACAGCCTCATTTCATCGAGCCGGCGGGCATGCAGCCCAGGAACGAACACCTTGTTTCCCTTGGCATCGGTCACAAAGGCCCAGACCGGACGGCCATCCGCGCCCCAAGCCAGCGCCCGGCAGCCCTCGGCGATGCGGCCCGCGTTGATGAGGCCCACGGCCCGGCTCGCGCAGGTACTGGGCTCGCCAAAGTTGTGCCCATGGCTCGACAGCGCGTCGAAGGTGTTCTGTTTGATCTTGTCGTTGGTCAGGCAGCTGGCCAAAACCAGCTGGCCCTTCTCGACCACCAGCTGCTCCACCTCGGCACAGCGCGCCGGCGACCAGTAGTCACCCACCACCACCGGGTAAGGGCTGGTGTAGCCGGTGATTCCCTTGCACACGGTCGGCAGGCCCCGGGCCAGCTGGTCGGCATACACGACGTTCTGGCCGTCGCCCTCCCACTTGCCCAGGAACGCCATCAGCGTGCTGCTGCTCAGCACTAGGGCGATTGAGCCCGTCAGGATCCTGTTGCGCAGGCTCATGGCTTAACCTTCCAGTCGCGCAGCATCTGGCGATACTTCGGTACCAACAGCAGGATCTGCAGCACCATGTAGACGGCGGTCAGCATGTAGGCGACCGATGACCAGTCAACGGCGCCGGTGACCCCTGTTGCAGCCACACCAATCGCGGGCGAGGCCTTGGCCAGGGCAACAACGGTGTCCTGCGCGGCCTGATTCGTGCTCATCGTTGGCCCCCTTTCTCGAAGGTGGACTGGCAAGGAACGCAGCGAGTCTTGCCGCCCAGGGCGCGCCGCGCCTCGGGGATATCACCGCCGCAGTCTTCGCAGTGGGTCAGGCTCGGCCCGCTCGAGCGCGCACGGTCCAGGACGGCAGTGATCGCCTGGTCACGCTGACGCTGCTCGATGACCTGGGCGCGATCAAACGGGCAAACCATCAGGTCAAGCCCTCGATCTCGGCGGCGGACAGGTAAGGCACGCCGTTGATCTTGACGAAGTCCGGGCTGGTGACGTCGTACGGCAGCTTGTGGGTAGTCTTCGCGCCGCCCTTCGGGTCGATGGCCAGCAGGCTGGACACGCGCAGCTTGCAGCCGAAGGCCTCGATCCGGCATTCCTCGTCCCCGACTTTGCCGAAGAAGACGATGTCGAACGGCTCAAGCTCGCGGAAACTGCCGGCAGTCTTGGCCTGGGCGATGATCAGGTTGAAGTTGGTGCTGTCCACCTCGATTTCGCCGGCGGCCGAAACGTCACCGTCTACATGCCCATTGGGAACACCACGGGTCATGGCCACCGTGCTGTTGTCGGTGATGTCCAGCGAAGCCGCCTCGACGTGGAGCAGGCTGTCACCCAGGTTCACGTCAAAATTCTTGCCGCTAAGTTTTGCTGACATGGGTTACTCCGAATCGTCGTTGGAAAGGTCCAGCGCGATGTTCGCGGTGATGTCTTTCGGGCAGTTGAGGGGGCGCAGGGTCAGGTAGGCCACGACAGCGGTCTTGCTGAGCCAGTTGATGACGATGTCGCCATCCTTGGGCTGGGTGATTTCACCCGGGAACACTTGGTCGCCCACGGTGGTGGACTTGGCCATCGCACGCAGCGGGGCCATCAGCGAGGTGATGTTCTTGGCCATGCTGTTGGCCGAGTTGTTAAGGCGCCGATCGGCGATGCGCTGAATCAGCAGGATCCGCACCCGGCGAGCCGCCTTGTCGACGACGCGCAGGTTCTCGATCACCTGGTAGTCGCTACCCGGAGCATCGAGCAGGTTGCCGTCGCCCCAGTACACGCCCGGATAGTCCGCATAGGTCTGCGGCACGGACAGACGCGCGGCATCGAGCACGGTCAGGGTGGCCGTCTGCAGCGGTATGCCGTCCTTGTCGATTGGGGTTTCACCCAGCCCCAGAACCGGGCCAGTGGCCACGCGCATTGGGCTGTCGGCGACGCTGACGGCGGCATTGGCCAAGCGGCCGGCCAGCACGCCCAGGTTGCTGCCATGCAGCTGTGGCACCACCATCACGCGCTGCAGCAGCAAACTGTCGGTGATCGCCTTCTGCTCAAGCTGGTATTCGCTCCAGGTCTGGGTGGGCAGGATGCCGGCAGTAGCCGCCATCACGAACAGTCGACGGGCATAGGTGTTGCCAATGGCCACAGCCGCCTCGTTCATGGCTGTCAGCTCGGCGCCGGCGGTCACCGGCTTGGTGATCACCACCGCCTCGACCGAATAGCCGTGCTGCATGGCCTTGGCCAGGGCGTCCTGCCAGCTGCCATTGGTGGCCACGGGCATGGCCAGGCAGGCCCAACGATCGCCGCCATTGAGGCGCGCAGCGTTGATCTGGGTCTTGAGCTCGCTGGCTGCAACGCCCAGCTGCACATCAAGGTCGCTGTCCTGGTTCAGGGCGAGGATCTGGCCGACGTTCTTCGACGCCGCACCGATGTAGAGGAAATAGCGCTCAACTTCGGTCACAGCACCCTGGCCGAGGTTGAGGTTGTTGACGCTGACTTTGCCGAGTGCCATGTACGCCTCGTTAAACAGGTGAGTTGAGGATCTGGCGCAGCACCAGGTTCACCAGCTCGCTGGTTTCACTGCTGCTCGCGCCCAGGAACTGGCGAGCCGGCAGGGAGATTTCCCAGCTTTGCGCGCCAGAAGTAGCTTGTCGTTCGGTGTCGAGGATCCGGATCAGCAGGCCAGCCTTGGCATAGTTCAGGTGTTCCTGGATCCAGGCGACCGATGCCCTGGTGGCGGCCTTCTTCCCGGGCAGGCGGACCTTGAACCCAAGCTGACGCAGGCGCTTGGCCTGCTTTTGGGTGGCTGCGGTACCGGGGGGAACCTTGTTCCATTGGCGCATTTGGGCCGCTGTACGGCGCTCGGAGACGCCGTTGTGCTGCTGCGAGGCAACCCAGCGGGTAAGCGCGTTCCGCCAACCCAGTTCGGCCTCATCGCCGTTTAGGCGGGTGACCTCGAGGAGCTTGCCGAGGCCCGCTTCCATCTTCTTCTTGCCCTTGGTGCTGTCCTTGCGCGGGGCGAAGGGAGTCCCGTCCACGTTCTTCTGGTTGCGGATGCGTTGCCGGCTTAACGTGCGCACGCGCTTACTGACGTTGTTCAGCAGGCGTTTGCGCTTGGCCAAGGGCAGATCCAGGAGGGCCAGCAGGTTCTCGGCCTCGAGCATGCCGCGCACGTCCAGGGCGAGGTCATTAGGCGCCATCTGCGCTCACCTCCCCTGCTTCGGCCACCCACAGGTCAAACGGGGCAAGAGCCCAGGTCCGGCCCAGCACCTTGATCTCGCCGTCGGGATCCTCGACCAGGTGCTGGGGTTCGATGAACTGCACCTTGATGTCCACGTCCGCTAGGTCGTTGTCGAGCATCGTGACCTCGAAGGTAACGCTCGGCAGGTCCTCGCGTTCCTTGTCGTTCTCCTCGAGCCAGCTGCCAACCAGGGCAAACAGCCGCACCGGCGCGTCAGCGAAACGCTCGATAGCGATGGTGGCGGTGTACTGCATGTCGCCCATGTGTAGGCCTTTCTCGCCCGGCTTCCAGATGAGGTCCATCTGTACCTGGTCGGTCCAGCTGTCGAGCTGCTCAGGCATCACCAGCTGACGCTCGATCAGATAGCGGGTCAGCGCCTGCAGCTTGATCACAGCAGCACCGCCGTCATGCGGCCACGGCCCTGCAGGGCTCGCGCGGCTTGCTGACTGAAGGCCAGGAAGGTTTCGGCACGCTCAGGCGCCTCTTTGCCGGTGTTCTCAGCAAGATCGCGGCGGGTGACGGTCGCGAACTGGGTCAGCAGGCTGGCTTTGGCTCGGGCGTAAACAGCGCGCTTGTACAGCGACGCCTGGAAGGTGCGCTCCGGCAGGACGGTGCTGTCTGCGGATTCAACGTTTGACACTCCAACGTCCTGCCAGCGCGCTTTCAGCTTGGCCAGGTCGAGGTTTACCTCGTGCATGGCCGTGGTCAGGTCAGCAACCAGCATGTCTGCGAGATATTCAGCCGGCAGGCGGTAACCCTTCTGGAACTCGGCAATCGAAAGATCCGGCCAGAAGCCGTCGTTCTCGATGCTTTGATCCACCAGGGTGGTGGGCTTGCCGGAAAATCCGCTCATCGCTGGCCACTCAAATAGGGCAGGTTGCTGCTGCGGGAAGGTCGGGGTCATGAATGACTCGGCCTTGCCGTAGCAACTCCCTGCGGGGGGGAAGACGGTTACTCGGTGTCGGTGCTGTCGCCGGCCGGCTCTTGCTCGCCCGCTGCCTGCAGGACTTCATCGAGCCGGGTTGCAAGCTGGGGGGTCGGCTGTTCGCCTTGAGCGATCGCCTTGGCCAGCGCCTTTCGTGCACCCGCCAGGCGCGTACCCACGCCAATGCTTTCGTACAGAGCCTCGGCTCGTTCGAAGTGCACTATGGCGGAGGTCCAGTCCTTGCGATCCATTGCCAGAATGCCGAGCTGCTTGTGGTATCGAGCCGGAATTCGCTCGAACAGGGACCACTCCCCATCCACCCTGGGCAGCAGGTTACTGACGTAGGGTTCAGGGCTACGGCTGGCCTTGTATTCGGCCTCGGCCCACTCAATCACCTCGTCCGCGATAAAGGTCGGCACGTCGCGGTCGAAGCCTTCCGGCAGTTTCTGACCTTGAGCCATCGCGAAGTCGGCAAGTGCCAGTCCAGCCTCGAACTGGGCGGTATCGAACAGCCAGATCACGACGTACATCAGTACCTGGTTAGGGAAGTTCAGGCCGGATTCGCCGTAGCGCCCGACGTATTCCAGGTACTTGGGCAACAGCTCGTCGCGCTTCATGAGCTGTCGCTGCTCGATGCTGTTGAGGCCCTTCAAGCGCTCGAGGTCCACCTTCAAGGCGTCCTCCATCAGCTTGTAGTGCTTCTGGGCGTTGGCCGGGCTGTTCAGCGCTGCGGCCGGCGAGTACGCCAACGGTGCGGCACTGGCGGCAGCATCTGCCGAGCCTTGTGCGAGGGTGCGCCGCTTGTGCGCCAGTGCCAGGCTCATCAGATCACCTCAACGTTTTCGGTCAGGGCGATCTTCTCCAGCTGCTCGATCACATAGCCTTCGTTACGGCTGTTGTAATCCTCGACGCGGGAGCGTTTCGGGTTATCGACGGTCTGCTTCCGCCAGCTGGTGTCCTGGTAGTAGATCGACAGGTTGTCGAAACTGGTAACCAGAACCGCGTTGACTGGGAAGTACGGCACGCTGAACGCTGGCAGACCGCCGTAGGTGGCGATCACCTGCTGGCTCTCGATGCGCTCCTTTTCGGTCGGCGTGCTGCCCTGGCTGGTATACAGCTTGGCTTTGTCGGCGGCCAGAAGGTCGCTGCCGATGATGGCGACCAGGTCACCACCGTCACGCACGCGCTCATCGATCATCTGCTTGGTGTCGTGCACCAGGGCGTCAAGGTTCGCATAATCGCCGCCCACGCCCATGGTGACCTTGCCAGCCACCGCACCTTCCTTCAGCACCTGTGCCGGGACCTGCTCACGGGCCTGCTGCAGCCAACCCTTGTTCACGTCCTGGAGCAGAGGGTATTGGGTCATGTCCGTCTGGGCGGCAGCATGAGTACCGTGGAAGCCGACCATGATGCGGTCCAAGGCGATCTGCTTCTGCACCGCAGCCGAGTACTTCTGGTGGAAGTCGGGGAATTTCGCCCAGGCATCGATCTTGGCGTAGGCCAGGCTGACATCCGACTCGGTCGAGGACAGCTCGTAGCTATCCTGGTCCAGTGCTGAGGCATCTTTCGCCTCGCGGTCGGTGGTCTTGGTGTTGGTACGGCCGGTCACCGGACCGGAGGTGCCCAGGAACACCTTCTGGCCCTTGATTTCAGTGACCGGAAGAATGTTGATGCGCTGCAGGAAGTCAGCTTTCGCGGTAATCGCGTCGTTCAGTTCCTGCGCGATGCTGGGCTCGACGCTGAACATACGGGTGACAACTTCCACACCGTAGGTTTCGGCCATCGCCACTTGCATCGCAGCATACATCTGCGCGCCGTAGAGACTCAGATTCTGGGCCATGTCAGAGCACTCGCTTCGCTTTGTCGGGGGTTACACCAGTGGTGCGAGGCACCTGGCGGCCTTGTGGCGTGTTCTGCAGCGCGCTGAACTGCTGCTGCAGGTCTTTCAAGGCCGCCAGCACAGCCTTGTTACCGCCACCATTGCGGCGGAACTCGCGTTCTTCTTCAGCCGTGGTGACGATCTCGTCCACAGCGGTGCTCACGTCGTCGACCAAGGTTTGATCGGGTTCTGGTGCATCTTCAGCGGCAGGCTCGATCACTGCCTGGATGCCGGCAGCGACAACCAGCAACTGGGCCAGCAGGGCTTTCAAAGCCGTGGCGGTAGCTTCGTCCATTGGGGGTTTGCTCTCGGGTTGGGTAGTTGGGGTTTCGGGGGCGGTGGCGGGGGCCTCTTCAAGGCCAAAGCGCTTGAACAAGCCTGTGAACATTGCAACGAGCCGACCGATCTCACCCTGCGGCTGGTTGTCATTGAACGAGCCCATGGCGACAGATGCCGCGTAATAGGAGGTGTCATTGGAGCGCTTCGAAAAGTAGAGCTCCTGGGTGCCGACACTGGCGGGCTCGTCAGTGACGCCAAGGCCGGTCAGATAAGCTTTGCCGGTACCCCGGAAGTTCGGGGTGATCTCGACGCTGCTGAACAGCTTCTGCCCGCGATCGTTCAGATAAAGCAACTGATCGTTGGGCTTCAGCTGGGCTTCCAAGGCCACCTCGCCAGGCTGCAGATCATCATCATCCTCAACCAAGCGCACGGCGTAGACGGTCCCGTGGGAGCCAGGCCAACGATCGTGATCGCACCAAATCACCGCCGTGTAGAACGATGGCTTATAGGTTTCAGCAATGTCGCGCAGGTCCTGGGCAAAGATCTCGCGACCATCAGCGGTCAGGCCGCTGACGGCCACACGTTTCCAGAAAGAGACAAGGGATCGAGGCATGGGGACCTGATGAATTGATGACGTTGAGGCCCCCACCATATGGTCCCAACTGCCCCTCAACAAACGGTTTGACTGCGCCCTCCTCCTATTTGCACGTTATAGGACAAGAGCGGAAATATACCGGGAGTTAGCGGCACAATCGGCGCTTAGACTGCGCCGCATGTACTATTCGAACGAAGTCAAAGAAGCTGCCAAACGTCTGTTCCTGCGCCGCTGCAAGGCGAAGGAAATCCAGGCGCAACTCGGGCTGCCTAACGTCCGGATCGTCTATTACTGGATCCGACAGGGCTTATGGGAGGACATGCTCACTGACGAGGAGCCGATGACGGCCGTCAGCCGTCGAATCACGCTTCTTTATGAGAAACCCGGGGCGCTGACCGAGGCCGAGCAGAACGAGCTCGACCGGCTGATCACACAGCGCGAACGGCTGGTCAAGCAATGCGTCAAACCGGCCGCTCCCGCGCCTCAAGCGGAACCGACTGATAGCCAGGGAGGCGAACAGCCTCGTCGCGATCGGAACGAGCGCGGCCAGCGTAAACGTGGGGAGCGTGGCGAGAAGAAACCCAAGCCGGCGAAGAACGATGTCACCGGGCTCACCGAGGTAGATTTCCTCGACAAGTTCATCAGCAAGATGTTCGGCTACCAGAAAGAGCTGTTCGCGGCCAAGCAAAATCCGCTGACAGCCCGGATCCGCAACATTCTCAAGTCTCGCCAGGTGGGCCTGACCTACTACTTCGCCGGCGAAGCCTTCATGGATGCCGTGCTCACTGGGGACAACCAGGTGTTCCTCTCGGCCAGCCGGGCCCAGTCTGAGATCTTCCGCAGCTACATCATCTCGTTCGCCCAGGAATGGTTCGGCCTCGAGCTCACCGGTAACCCCATCGTCTTGAGCAAGGAGGGCAAGCCGTGGGCCGAGCTGCGCTTCCTTAGCACCAACAGCAGTACCGCCCAAGGCCACCACGGGCACGTCTATGTTGACGAGTACTTCTGGATCAAGGATTTCGAGAAGCTGAATAAAGTGGCTTCGGCCATGGCCACCCACAAGAAGTGGCGCAAAACCTATTTCTCCACGCCAAGCGCCGTCACGCACCAGGCCTATCCCTTCTGGACTGGCGAATCCTTCCGCAACCGCAAGAAGAAGCGCGGCACGCCGGCAGTGGCCGAGTGGCCAGCGGCAACGGCATACAGCGCCGGCGCACTGTGCCCAGACGGCCAGTGGCGCAAGACGATCACGATCCTGGATGCGATCAACAGCGGATGCGACCTGTTCGACCTCGAGCAGCTGCAGCTGGAGTACGACGACGATGCGTTTGAGCAGCTGTTCATGTGCAAATTCATCGACAGCTCGCAGGGCGCGTTCCACTTGGCCGATCTGGAGCGGTGCTACAGCGATCTGTCCCTGTGGACAGATTACGATCCCGACGACAAGCGGCCCTTCGGCAACAGACCGGTCTGGATTGGTTATGACCCCAGCCGAACCCGGGACGACGCCACCTGCGTGGTCATTGCGCCACCGCTCGAGGAGGGCGCCAAGTTCCGGATCCTGGAGAAGCACAGTTGGCGGGGCCAGTCGTTCAAGTACCAGGCCAACGAGGTCAAGAAGCTCACCGAGCGTTTCAACGTCCAGCATATCGGCATCGACACCACTGGCATCGGCTATGGCGTGTTCGACCTGGTGTGCGACTTCTACCCGCGTGCTCAGCCGATCCACTACAGCCTCGAGACCAAAAATGCCTTGGTGCTCAAGGCGCAGGACACCATCCAGCACGCCCGGATCGAGTGGGATGCCGGCAGCAGCGACATCGCCCAGGCCTTCCTGACAATCAAGCGTGGCACCACCGGCAGCGGCCAGGTGACATACAGCGCCTCGCGTACAGAAGCCACCGGCCATGCCGACATAGCGTGGGCCATCATGCACGCCCTCCACAACGAACCCCTTAACACCAATCGGCAGCGGCGTAGCCGCTACGTCACCAGCGGATCAGGTACCCATGGCACAAACTCACGTAGCCCATCAGCAGCCCAGACAACCCGTGCGAGCCTTCACGTTCGGCGCGCCCGAGGCCGTTCTGACCAACAACATCGCCAACTACCTCGGGGTGTTTCCCAGCGACGACGGCACCATCTACACGCCACCAGCCTCTCGGGTTGGTCTGGCCAGGCTGCTACAGGCCAACGCGCACCACGGCGCGATCCCGCCGTTCAAGCGCAACCTGCTGCTGCGTGAGTTCATCCCGTCGCAGGGTTTCAGCCTGCAGGCCATGAGCCGATCGGCGCTGGATTTCATGGTGTTCGGTGAGACATACCTGTTACGCAAGACCAGCGTCTTCGGCCAGGTCCTGGAGCTCGAGCACCTGCCCGCGATCAACATGCGGGTAAAGGTCGACGGCGGATTCGTGATGCTCATGCCTGACGGCGGCCGGCTTGAGTTTGACCAGGACGAGGTCGAGCACATCTTCAACTACGACGTGCAACAGAATATCTACGGCATTCCCGACTATCTGGGCGGGCTGCAGGCGCTGCTGCTCAACGAAGCCGCCACCCTGTTCCGCCGGCGCTACTACAACAATGGCGCCCATGTCGGGTACATCTTCTATTCGAACGACCCGAACATGAGCGAGGCGGACGAGGAGGCGCTGCAGGCTCAGATCTCCGGCAGCAAGGGTGTGGGTAACTTCCGCAGCATGTTCGTCAACATCCCGGGCGGCAGCGAGAAGGCCATCCAGATCATCCCGGTTGGTGACTTCCAATCGAAGGATGATCTGGAGAAGGTCAAGAACATCACCAGGAACGACATCATCGCGGCATGGCGTATGAACCCCGCCCTGGCCGGCATCATCCCCGAGAACAGCGCCGGGTTTGGTGACATCGAGAAGATCGACCGGGTGTACACGAACAACGAGATTCGCCCCATCTGCCAGATGTTCAACCAGGTGAACAACACACTGCGCGCAGACAGGCGAATTAGCTGGAAGTCACCGGAAAACGCCGACGAAATCGCTGCCTCTGGTAACGTTTCATAGGTGATATAACTGAAAAATGACGGCATAATGATGGCGCATTGAACCCTGGGGAGGGACACCATGCGAGTCTACTGCACGACTTGTGGCCATAAAGGCCGGATCAGTTCGCGGGACAATGTCACCCGCGCCTATGCAAAGCTCTACTGCCAATGCCTGGACGCAACGTGCGGGCACACCTGGGTATCCGAGCTGTCGTTTTCGCACACCTTGAGACCTTCTGCGCAGCACCTGGATACGCTGATCCTGGACCGCATCAAGAGTCTTCCGGCGGATAAGCAAAAGGAATTGTTCGATCACATGAGCAGGCCTGCAGCCTGATTGGAACCGCCGGCCGATTGGTCGGCGGTTTTGTTTTGGATGACTCAGGAATCCGTGTCGTCCGGATTTTTGGCCAACTGCTCAATAAGGCGCCTCACCTGGTGACGCTCCTGCTCCCGCATCTGGCGAAAACGACCGATCAATCGACGTTCGTTTTCGCTCAGACCGGACCATTCGAAGTCCCTCAGTTCAACGCAATCCTGCTCAGCTACTGCCAAATTCAACATTTGCTAACTCCTTGATATGCAAAGTGAATTTTCAGTTAACAAGGCAGTCATGAGGCTTCAAACAGGAGCGCGACGAAAGGACGGATACTAATGTCCAGCATCATCAAACATAGCTTTAAGGAAGCGGCGCAGCGCTCGCTGGTCTTCAACTGGGATCTGCCGGTACTGCGAGAGGACCGAGTCTTCCTCTGGGCTGAGGGATTCACGAGCCGCAGTCTGGCGAACACCGGTCAGGATGTAAGGAACATCGAAGCCCATCGCCCAGGCTTTGCTCAGATATGTCGCCGTGGCATCGCTAGCGCCCGCCTCATAGTTGGCCTGGGTTCGCTTAACGATGCCGCAGCCCGCGGCAGCCTGGTCTTGGGTAAGTCCGCAACGCTTCCGTTCGTCGCGCAGCCGAGCCCCGATATCTTTCGAATCGTGCAAAATCTTTCATCCAAGGTGTTTACAAATGCATTTTGATGCATCATTCTGCATTCTCACTCACACGAAAATGCATGGAAATGCACTATGCCTAATACCTCGATCAGCGAGCAAGCCCGCCAACGCGCACGTGAAGAACTGGAGCGCCGCGGCCAGACGGTGAAAAGTTTTGCACTACAGAATGACCTAAACCCCAGCACCGTCTACGCGGTGCTGAGGGGTCAGAGCCAATGTCGGCGGGGGGAGGCACACCGTGCTGCTGTCCTGTTAGGCATCAAAGACGGCGTGATCGAAGAGTAAGGCAACTGGCCACTAGGGATAAATCAGAACATGAATCGCTCAGTTCTCAAGACAAGGAAGGATGTGGTCAGCGCGATCATCCGCGCATACCCAGGCGGTCGGGCTCAGGCAGCTGCGCACCTCGGCCTCGAGCTCAAGAAGTTCGACAACCACGCCTACGAAAACAACAACGCCCGTCCGCTCAACGACCTGCAGTTGTGCCAACTGGAAGCCACAGCCCACACGACATTCCTGCCGGAGTTCATCGCTTCGCTGTACGGCGGCATCTTCGTCAAGGTCGCCGATGTCGACGCCCTGGACAACGTCGAGCTCTACGCTATGTCGATGGTCACCTCCGCCAAGCGCGGTGCTGTTGATCTGGAGATTGCGAAGGCCCTGGCCGATGGGTCCATCACCACCGCCGAGGCGGAAGAGATCATGCGCGCCCATGAGGCCCATATGTCCGCTCGCCATACCGAGGTGCTATCGGCGATCGCGCTGCACCGCGCCCGTGCGGGGGTTGCAGCATGAGCACAACACACCCTGACTACCAGGACGTACTCAAGTCCTCGGCGATGCACTACCTGCAACGCCACCAGGCCGAACACCTGAGCGGCGACGACCGTTTGTTCGCCCGTGCTGTTTGCCACCTGGTCGCCGACCACAACGTTTCTGACCCAACTGCTGAAAAAGCCGTGCACCTCGCCATGACCGACCTTGGCCTGGGCGCAGCTGATCGCTCGCACCCCCGCGCAGCGCGCACCTAATCCAACCCATCGCCCTGCCCCGCTTTCCGTGGGTTTGGGTGAGCTGCGTCCGAAGTCGAGGTTTCGATGGATAACAAGATGGTGATCAAGGCGGAAATGAGCCCCGAGCAGGCCACCGCCCTGCTGGCTTTGCTCAAGTCTGAATACCGCCTGGCTCTCACTGAGCACTGGTGGACGGATGCCTACCGCTACGTGCCGGAGAAAGACCGGCACACCGCAATCGTCCTGAAAAACCCCGTCATGGGCGCGCAACGCCGGCTGATCGGCGCGCTGACCTACAGCCTCAAAACTGCGAAGTAACCGTCATGATGAATGAAGATATCCGCTCACAAGTGTTGCAACGGCTTGAAAGTGATTTCGGCCTAAAGCTGCGCGTTGGCACCAACTACATGCGGGGCGGCGTATGTCCGGCCTGTGGAAAGAAAGAGTTGTATGCCCGCCATGACAACCCGTGGCAGATCCGCTGCGGGCGCCCGGAGCGCTGCGGCCACATCGAGCATGTCAAAGGCATCTATGAGGATCTGTTTGAAGACTGGAGCAAGCGCGCCCCGGCCACGGAGAACGACCCCACCCTGACTGCCCGCACCTACCTGGAATTCGCCCGGGGCCTCGATGCGTGGAAGATGACCGGCTGGTTCACCCAGGAAAACTACGTCAACCAGGAAAGCGGCGAGGCCAGCGCCACGGTCCGCTTCCCCCTGCCGAACGGCGGCTACTGGGAGCGGCTGATTGATCGCCCTGGGCGCTTCGGCAAGATGAAGGCCCGCTTCAAGTTCGGGTACAGCGCGCAGGGCCAATGGTGGTGCCCGCCAAGCCTCAAGCTTGAGACTGTCGAGGAGCTGTGGATCGTTGAGGGAATCTTCGACGCCATCGCCCTGGTGCAGAACGGCATCGACGCGGTGTCGGCCATGTCGAGCGTCAACTTCCCGATCGAGGCGTTGAAACAGCTGGCCGAGCAGCGCCCTGGCAATTTGCCAACATTGGTCTGGGCCCTCGACAACGAGCCCACTGCCCGCGGCTACCTGCAGCGCTTTGCCAAGCAGGCATCGGATATGGGCTTCGAGTGCAAGGCCGCACTGATCCCCCAGCGCGACAAGAAGGTGGACTGGAACGATCTGCACCAGCGTTGGCAGTTTGAAGAAGAAGGCCAGGCCCGCAACCACAAGCGCACACGCGACCTGGCTGCTGCCCGGCATGAGGGCGACCTGCTGCTGGCTCCGACTGCCCGCGAGAAGGCTCTGCTGATGTACATGTGGGACGAGGGCTTCACCGAGTTCGCGTTCGACTTCGGCAACCAGACCTATTGGGCCAAGTTCGACCTGTCCAAGCTCGAGGAGGAGCAGAAGGAGCTGGCCGGCAGCAAGGACCAGGACGACGAAGAGGATCGCCGCGATGTCTTGAAGAAGGTTTGCTCGCTGAAACTGCTGGCCAACTGCCGTTTCCAGGCGCTGTACAAGCAGGTCAGCGATGTCACCAACGAGGCCTGGTTCTACTTCCAGGTGGCCGGCAAGCAGGACGATGACGGTGATAACTACACCTTCACGCCCAAGCAGATCTCCTCGAGCAGCGAGTTCAAGACCCGCCTGATGTATTCCGGGGCTACCTGGTTGGGCACACAGAAGCACCTGGACCAGATCATCCTGCGGCAGACCGAAGGCCTCAAGACCGTCGAGACTATCGACTTCCTGGGCTACAGCCGCGACCACCAGGCATACATCTTCAACGACATCGCCATCCACAACGGCTCGATCTACAAGGCCAACGACGAGGATTACTTCGAGTTCGGCAAGCAGCGCGTCAAGTGCCTGATGAAGTCGGTGAAGATCAAGAACAAGCTGGACGCAAAGGACTACCGCGAGGATTGGCTGGAACACCTGTGGACCTGCTTCGGCGAGAACGGCGTGCTGGCCCTGACCTACTGGTTCGGCTCGCTGTTTGCCGAGCAGATCCGCGCCGAGCATGAGAGCTTCCCGTTCCTGGAAATGTCCGGTGAGCCCGATTCGGGCAAAACCACCCTGATCAAATTCCTTTGGAAGCTGTTTGGTCGCCTGTACGAGGGCTTTGACCCGGCCAAGAGTTCGTTCTCTGGTCTGAGCCGAGCCATGGGACAGGTGGCCAACCTGCCCCTGGTGCTGCTCGAGGCCGACCGGAACACCAACGAGGACAACACCAAAGCCTTCGAGTGGGACCAGTTCAAGGACTTCTATGGCGGCGGTACCTTGCGGACCCGTGGCGTGAAGTCCAACAGCAACGACACCTACGAGCCGCCGTTCCGCGCCTCGATCGTGATCGCTCAGAACGCCATCGTCGTTGGTCACGAAGCCATCATCAGCCGGATCTTCCGCCTGCCCTTTCTCAAGCCGACGATCACCGAGGCGAGCCGCCGGGCCGCTGACGCGATCGTGCAGACCGAGCTCGAGGACGTCAGCCACTTCATGATCAAGGCCATGCGGGCCGAGCCGAAGATCCTCAAGCGCTTTGCCGAGCTGTATCCGAAGTACCGCGCCGAGCTGTGGGCCAACCGCAAGCTGACCTCGGATCGTGTGATCAAGAACCACGCCATGATGCTGGCCCTGGTGGACTGCCTGCAGCTGGTGATCGAGATCCCGGAGCACATGGTTAAGGAGTGCCGCAAGTACGTCGAGAAGGCTGCCAGCGAGCGCCAGGCGGCGATCACCACCGACCCGAAAGAGGTGAACGAGTTCTGGCAGGTCTACGACTACCTCGAGTCGCTGCCCGGGGCCCCTCTGGTCAACCACAGCAAGACCCCTGGCCAGATCGCTATCAACCTCAACCAGTTCGCCGAAGTGGCCGTGGAACACCGGCAGCGGATCCCGGAGCTGGGCGTGCTGCGCCGCCTCCTCAAGGACTGCCGTGCACACCAGTGCCTCTCTGAGTCGAAGCGCACCGAAAGCGCCATCCGGTTTCGCATTCAGCAGGCACGGCCATTGGAAAACATCCCCCAGTCCGTTCGCTGCTTTGTCTTCCGGGAGTAACCGCCATGGACATTCACGTAATCAACAGCGACTGGCAGGTAGAGGCGCCGGACCTGATGGGATTCGTCACCGCCCGACTGCCGGCCTCAACCGGATCCGTGCCTCACATCTACGCAGATGCATACGCCGCAGATGGCCTGCTGGAGATCCTGGAAGTGCGCGTCGCACGCGGCGAGCGCGGGATCCTGGTCATGGACTGTTCGCGAGCCCAGGTGCAGGCAGTCCTGGAGTGGGGCACCTGCGACGACGACGGCCAGCTGCAGGACCTCGAGATTTTCCTGGTACGCCGTGACTAGCGGCTGACCGGCAAAAAAGGCGCCGAGGAGTTGCACCTCCCCAACGCCCACCAACCCCAAGGAGAAACAACATGCAAGTAGAAACCCCCGAAGTCGGCACACAGAAGGCTAACACAATGCGGTACGACACCCTGGTAATCCGCGGTGCCTCAGGCAAGACAGTCCCGCGGGAAGTTGACGGCGGCGAAGTTGTCGCCTGGAGCGTGGGCCACGGCCTTGCGGCCATGGATGCACTGGAGGATTTCGTTGGCGACTTGGCAGACGGCAGCTATCACGGGCTGGCGAAGGGCGCTGCAGATGCCCTCAACCTGATGCGCCGCCGCCGAGCCACTGGCTGGGACGCTGACGTTATCGCGGAAGAACCACCAGCAGACTGGCAATCGGCCGTTTCTCGCGCCGAAGTGATGGCCCGCGAGGTGTTCGGCGAGGAAGACGATAACGCCATGCAAGCCATTGACTACATGGCTGGGCTGCTCCTGGCGTTTGAGCCACTCCGTAACCCTGTACAGGGGGACGCGGAATGACCCTCTCTCTCAACATAAAGAAGTTCAAAGTCAAGGACACCTGGAAGGACTACGAGGTGACGCTCGAGGTGGACCTTAACCGACTGACCACCTCGCGCGCTGCGCTGATCAATAGCTTCTGGACTGGGGCCGAGGACCGGGTGGACGAGGAAGGCGAAGACGTTGTCCGTGCCGTCATCCGCATGGCAGGCCATGAGCTGATCTGCGCAATGCTCGAGAACCATGGGGCCAGATTCACCGACAAACAGAAGTTTCCAGGGGAGCGATTCAGTAAGGAGCTGCATGTCAGCGAAGGCTGGGGCGGCGAGGTTCCTTGGGACAACTTCGGTTGGTGCGGGATCCGAGTCGTCGCAGCTGACGTCCAGCAGCCCTCATTCGAGGAGCTGGCTTTGACGGAGGCGACTTCATGAGCCAACAAACACGCCCCCGCTTGGCCAGCCACGCGCTGGACCTGCCCAACCACTGCGACATCTGCAACAAGGCCCGCTCCACCAGGAAGCACCAGCGCTGCAGCCAGATCCGCCAGCAGCGGAAATCAGTTGAATGGGAGGCCTACATGGCCAACGTCGAAGCCAAGAAAGCACAGCAGGACCGCCGATATGCACGCTAATCAAACTCCAACCCACGACCTGGTCATCAGCGTTCGCCTCAGCGCCGGCACCTACACCGCCCGAGCCCGCGGCGAGAAGGCCACCGCCAGCAGCACCATCAGCGCCGATGCAGCGGCACGCGCCTTAGCGAGCAAACTCGGAGCCCTGATGGCCCAACCTGATCTGTTTGCAGCCAACCGCTGCAGCACCGACCCACACGTTCAATTCACCGCCCAGCGCTGCAGCTGAGAGAAAAGCCGAAATGAGTAACGTGCACGCCCCCATGAACGAATCGCTGATGCTGGAGAACGCCGCTCTCATCAGTTCGCTTAACGAACTGATCAATCAGTTGAAGCGACCGCAAATTTCAATCCAGGATCAACTGTGGACAACACAGGACATTGCCGACTATCTCAAGTTGGCCCAATACACAGTGGAACGCCGCGTCGTTGTACAGGACACCTTTCCGGAAAGCATGCAGCCATGCGCTACCGGAGAGCGGGCATCCAAACGATGGTTTGCTGGGGAAGTGATCTCCTGGAGCAGGCAAAACAGAGCAAGACTGCCAGAACCCCGCGCCAGGAAGCGTGCATAAAGTTAAAGCCTGCCTTGCGCAGGCTTTTTTCAATCAAGGCGTAATGCCATTTCTGAAGCAGTGGCGTTGTAGTAGACCATCAATGAACGAGGGTCTTTGTGGCCGGTGATACGAGCAAGATCGAGCACATCGACCTTTCTCGCCAATCGGGTGATTGCTTCATGACGGGTGTCATGGAATGTAAGCCCCACAATCGCCACATCGTCCCGCACCTTCCTAAACATCGCATCGGCCGACGCGGACGTCAGCCTGAATAGTTTTTCAGCACCTTTCTTCTCCCCCAACAATATCCCGATCAATCCCACGGCCCGCTTGCTGAGAGGCACATTTCGGCTAGATCCGTTCTTGGTCAAAGGAAGATGCACAAAGCGCTGTTTGAGGTTCACAGCCTTCGCGGTGATCCCAAGAATTTCGCCTTGCCGCATAGCGGTTTCCAGGGCGATCAGAAATGCCAAGGCCAGCTCCTGGTGAAGCGTCACTGGAGGTTCGGCTTCGACGTATCCAAGCCGGTTGAGCAAAGCTGTTTCCTCCGAAGGCTCGATGCGGCGGTCCCTGGGCGGATTGTTGAGCGGTCGCTTCACATCGCGCACAGGGTTGACGATGCATGTGCGCCATTCTCGACGCGCAATCTCGAACACTGACGACAGCAAAGTCATCTCACGGCGAACGGTGGGACTGGCCACTACTCGAAGCCGGGCATCACGCCACTTGGCTACCTGGTCAGTAGTGACGTCCGACATGAATTCCCCTACCCATTCAAGTTCGGCGTCAAACTTGTCCAGCCGGAGCTCTTCCCATTTCTTCCCAGCCTTAGTGGGGGTAACGTCACGCTTGTAGCGGCGCAACGCTTCAGACACGGTCATTTCCACAGAGCACTTGGGCCCGCCGGTAGATGCCAAAATCTCGGCCTCACGGGTGGTAGCCCATGCCACTGCTGCGGCCTTCGTCGCAAATGTTCTGGTGTCTCGGACCCCCAACCTAGCCACCTCAGCTCGCCAGCCACCGCTACGCTTCCGAAATGATGCCATTCCCAACCTCTGTCCTTGCTGGCGTAAAAGTGGCGTAAAGGCTATCACGCCAACGCAGCCAATCGCCGTGAACAGCACTCAGGGAATCAGCGAAAAACCAGCGTAATCAGTGGGTTGAAGCTGTACGCCAGCTATGGCACCTTTCTGCCAGCGTCTCTCAGTTGCCCCCTCGGGGCACCAAGATCCGGAAAAAACCGACCTTATGGTCGGTTTTTTTTCGCCTGAATTTTGATCTCTCGTACAGATCGCAACTTGCACGGCCACTGTAGGAGCGGCTTTAGCCGCGAACACCGGCAAAGCCGGTGCCATCCACCGCAGCGTCTGATTCGCCGGTGAACCCGCTCCCACACGTGCAAGGATGGCACCTCAGATGATGACGATTATCAGATCAATTATTCCTGTGCCCACCACAGCCTCAGGCGGGTTTGGTACCGAGATCCTCAGCAAACCGAAGCAGGTACCCGTCAGGGTCCTGCACCAGGAAGTTGCGCTGGCCAATCAATACGTGAGCGCTGCGGTACCAGCGCTCTTCAACCGGGTTTCTCAGACCATGCCCTGCTGCGTTCAACGCTGCAACCAAAGCCAATGCATCAGGGCATGCGATAGACAGGTTGATCCCACGCCCATAGGGCGGCTCCAGCGGGCCAACGCGCCAAGGTGATTCGCTGTGCCAGTCCTGTTCCAGCATCAACTGGCTGCCGCCAAAAGACAGGAAAGCGAATTGGTCTTCAGGCCGTTCGTACTCGACCTTGAAGCCAAGTATTCCGCAGTAGAAAGCAAGGCTGCGTTCGATATCACTGACAATGAGTTCAGGCACGAGCGCATTCGTTTCAACCATTCTTGAGTCCTTTCAATTCCCCAAACGAAGACAACGCGGGAGGCCCAAAGCCCCTTGTCAATTTGACGCCGCCCCAATGACTTCAGGGCCTCCAGCCATGCATGAAGCCTATTGGCCACGATATGCGCTAGCGCTTAACCTGTCACTCGTCGGATATATTCCGAAAGTATTGTCAGCATAATGGCACTTCGCCATATTTGCGCTCCCTTTTCACCACGCACCGTGTGACCCATGAAAACAATCGCGCCCTGCATGGCGGCAATGATGCTGCTCAGTGGGTGCAATGGAGTGCCAACCTCGTACGTTTCCGATCCCGTCTACAGCCAGGCTTTCGTGGTCACCTCCGGTGCCCCGCTGCCCATGTTGCTGATGGCCAGCGCCATCCAGTGGAACGAGGATTACGCCGTAACTGCCAAACACACCCCCTTCCTGCGCAACGTGGTCCACGAGGGCCTCGGTGATGTGGTGTTCTTCAAACACAAGGCCAGCAACGTGCCGGATTGGCGCCAGTATGTGCCGGGCGAAGCCGTGACGGCGGTGGGTTTCAACAGTTTCATGATGCCGATGCAGGGCAAGGGCCATGCGCTGGCGTCGCTGGTGCGGCTTGAAGGCACGCCAGGCAGTGTTTTCTATTCAGTACACGACGGCCCCATCACCAAGGGCATGTCGGGCGGGCCTGTGTTCGCCGATGACGGCAAGGTGGTCGGCATCAATGTGGCCATCATCCCCACCAGCGAGATTGATGCCGGCAAGCGCCCGGACCTGGCTGGCAAGGCGCGGATCAGCGTGTTCATGTCGTTCAACGAGATCGACAAGGAATGGCGGCGCTTTGAGTACCTGACGGCGCACAAGGGCAAGCCTCAGGCACCGGCTTCGATCAAAGGCTATGTGGCGGTTGCTGCCAAGCCTTGA